CGTTATTATAGTTCGATATTTGAAAACGGCGGTGTGATTGTGAGTCATTGGGCTGAATTAGATGAAAACAACATTGTTCTCAGAGTCACTGTTGGTGACAACAATGATTCAAATGGCGATGAAGGTTACAAATGGCTTATCGACAACCTTGGTGGCACTTGGGTCAAAACTTCTTACAATGCAGCCACAAATGGATTTCGCAAAAATTATGCTGCGATCGGGTTCACTTATGACTCAGAACGCGATGCTTTCATTTCACCCAAAATTTTTCAATCTTGGATTTTGAATGAAGAAACTTGTCAATGGCAAGCTCCAATTCTTATGCCGAAAGATGGCAAAATTTACACATGGAATGAATCAAATCTTTCATGGATTGCAGTTTCAGAATAATCCTTCCCAACCCCTAGGAGAGCCACATGGCAGTTACATCCGCACAATACACAGTCACAACAACACCAGCGAAGATTGTCAGCGCAGACATCGCTGCTGAGATGGTCTATGTTCACAGCGAAACAGCAATTGCTTATCTTGGGGGAGATAACACAGTTTCATCGACTACTGGCTACAAGTTAGATGTCAACGACAAAATCTCTCTTGCTAATCACGAGGGCGAAATCTGGGCTGTCTCTGCTGTTGCTTCTACAATTTCGGTTCTTATTATCACGCGATGAGTTCAGATACAGCAACAATAATCTATTCATATTTCTTCGTGGCAGCAGCAATCCTTGCAGGGGTGGGGATTGTTGCTAGACACGCCATGAAGACTCACACAGAAGCCATCGAAGAGAAGCTCAGTCGTATTGAATATGCGCTTTACAACGATGGAAAGACTGGACTCATCAACAAGGTCGATCAGTTGATTGAGAATCAGAACCTCATCAAGATTGATGTGGAAGTTATGAAAGCAAAATCCGAGGTCAAGACATCCAGGGCGAGGAAGTCGAGCTAACAATTGAAATCCCTGCGCATCCCTGCCGCATTGTTCCTGATTATCGCTTCAACTTATTTCTTCCCTGCTATGGCAGAAAACTTGACCATAGGAAATCCCACAAATGTTCAGATTGAAGTTCACCCAGAAGAAAAGCAAGTTCAACTTCAATGGCAGGCTCCAGAGTCATCCACAGGCACAGCCATGCCAGAGCGTTATGCAATCTTCTGGAGCTGTGAGCAGTGCGATGGAGGCAGGGCTGTAGCCTCAACTACGACTTCCATCACCTTGCCATTTGCAGTCATTGCAGATGCAGGAGCGCTCGATGGGCGCTTGTTCAAATTCGGCATTCGATCAGATAACGACACCTTGCATCTGTATTCAGGATTCGCAAGCGTTGAAGTTCGCCTTGGTTCCATTCCAAAGATTGCAATTGTGCCAACGCCATCTCCATCAGCAAGTGATGGATCCACAGTGACAATCATTGTGGAGACAAAGACAGCGCAGATTGTTGAAACTCTGACAGCAATTGTCGAGACAACGACAGTCATCATTGAAACTCCGACAGTCACAGCTTCTCCAACACCTGAGCCATCTCCAACTCCGACTCCAACACCTGAGCCAGTTGTGATTGCTCCAGCGCCAGCGCCTCAACCTGCTCCAGCACCAGCACCAGCACCTGAGCCAGCACCAACCCCAGAACCAGCACCCGCTCCAGCACCTGCACCAGATCCTGTGGTTATTCCAGAGCCAGCGCTAGAACCTGCTCCTGCTCCAACACCAGAGCCAACACCAGCACCTGAGCCAGCACCTGCTCCAACTCCAGAACCTGCTCCAGCACCTGCACCTGAGCCAACACCTATTCCTGCACCTGTACCAAATCCCGTACCAGTGCCAGAACCTGCACCGAGTCCTGCTCCAACACCTATTGCAACCCCAGAGCCAGCACCCGCTCCAGCACCTGCACCTGCACCTGTTGTGGTCGCTGGCTTGATTCCTAACAGTCCAAGCCAATTGCCAGTTGATGTTCCAAAGGTTCCAGAAGGCAACCTTTTGACACCTCACATTCAGCAAGACAAAGCAGGTGTGGAAAATGGTGGCATTGCATTCTTTGGAACTCAATCACAACCTCAAGTTGTCAGTGAAGATGGAAATCTCACTCCACCAGCACCAGCACCAGGTTCAGGAGATCCGATTCCACCTGATGCAATTACAATTGCCGAAACCTTTATTGGTCAACCAGGTGGCATGACTTTCAATGCACCCGATGTCGCAGTTCCAGTTGAACCCATCGATGTCAACATCAGCATTCCTGGCGTTGGACAAGCTGCTCAAGCAGTTGCCGATGCTTATGTAGCACTCGCAAACATCGGAAACGATATGTCTCCGATCACTCGTAAGAAGGCAAAAAAGATTCTTGTTGCAACCATATTCGCAGGGGCTATCACTAGGAGAATCAAATGAGGAACCTGCTCTCTGATCTAGCAAATCAAATCTGGACATTCGTTGGATTATTTTCAGCGTGGCTTGTTCTGACTGGTTCAGCGAAAACTGTCGTTGGATATGCAATCATCATCTCAACATTCTTATGGATCACAACCTTTCCACTACGAAATCCCAAGGAGAAGCAATGACAACAGGGGCAGATCTGGTCAAGGTCGCACAATCCAAAATCGGCACAGTCGAAAAGGGCGGCGCTGATGGCAAGTCTGGAAACATTGTTGAATTCTGGGATTGGTGGAAAGCCAAGACCAAGCAAAATGGTCAGGGTCAATCTTGGTGCGCTTGTTTCGTCTCTTGGTGCTTTGACCAAGTTCATTCCTCACCTCTTGTCGCTGCAAAGACACCAGCAGGATTTATCTATTGTCCAGATGGCGTGAACTTCTTCAAGAAGCACAATCAGCTTGTGGATGCAAAGACTGCTCAACCAGGCGATGTCATCTTCTTTGATTGGGTAGGAAAAGGCATTGCAGATCATATTGGCATCGTTGTTGAAAATCATGCTGCCAAAGGTTATTTGATGACTATTGAAGGCAATACAAGTCCAGAAGGCGCGGTTGGCGCAAGCCAGCAAAATGGGGGCGGGGTTTATCTTCGCAAGCGACTTCTCGGAAAGACCATCCATGCGGTTGCAAGACCAGCATGGGAAACCCCAACGAAATGAGAAAACCAATGAAGAATGTCTTTTTCCGCATCCTTGCAGTCTTTGCAGTAGGAGCGCTTTCAACAATCGGAGCATCAGCACTCTTCGGAGTCAAGCCTTGGATTGCAGCATCAGTGGCTGGAGTTCTGGCAGTCTTCACAGTGGTTGAGGAACTTGCTCGCGATTACGCATCCGATGGAAACCTTTCAGAAGCTGAAATTGATTCAGCATTCTCACGCGCTGTTTCAGAAGTTCAAACGCCAGAAGAAAAGACAAAGGGATAACCTTTGAACATTCAGGGCTTGACACTCAACCCTGAATCCAAGCAAGCAGCATTGCTTCTCGCCGAGAAGACCTTCGAGCGCTATCGCAACAATCCTGGACATTACAGGAACACAGCGAACAGCCACCTTGTTGGTCATCTCGGCGAATTTGCTGCTTTCATCTGGCTTCGAGATAACGGCTTCGAACCAGAGGCAGGATTCTCGGATCCATCCAAAGACAAAGAAGCTGACATCTGCACCAAAGTTGGTCGCATCGAGGTCAAGACATGGAGTGAAAGATATTGGGAGCAATGGGGTCGTTGTGTCTCAGTTTCACAGTATGCTTCCATCAAGCGGAAGGCAGACTTCATCTTCTGGTTATCAGTTGATGAGGTCGATTCCGATACACCAAAAGTTGCTTTCAGGGGTTGGTGCGAGGTCGGCATTTTCGAGGGAATGTCACCGATTATGACTGGAGATCCTGGCAGAGAAGTCAGGAACTACCAATTGCACCCATCTCAGCTGAAGCCAGTTGAAGAGATGGAGAAGTTGCATGGATCGAGAAGAGACTCTCAATGAGGCGATTCGCCTTACGATGGGCGATAGAAATAAATCCTACGATGACCCACTTGCCAATCACACAAGGATTGCAAAGATTTGGTCGGTTATTCTAGGCGTTGAAATTGATGCAACTCATGTTGCACTTTGCATGGCAGGGCTGAAACTCGCTCGCCTTGCTTACAAATACGATGATGATTCTTTCATCGATCTCTGTGCTTATGCAGCGATTGCCAATGAAGTCAGAGGATAAGGGGAAACAATGCTTGCTTTATTCGTGGCGGTATCACTTGCCATCAATCCAATTTTGCCGAATGCAAC